TCGTTGACCAACACACCTTCGCCCTCGGAAAGGTTTTTGCGTAAGCGTTCTGCCTCGTTCTTCTGCGCCCCAGCGTACTGGACAGCAGCTTCACGTTCACGTTCGGCTTCTTCTTTACGGCGGCGTTCCTCGTGAAACTCAAACTTTAGTTTCTTGATACGTTTCTGTACCGATTCACTGTGTTTTTCAAGTTCCCCGTCGTCAGGGATGTCAGCTTCAACATCTGTGGCCCTGCGCGAACGACCTTTGTCTTTGTCAGGAGTATCGTCTTCAATCTCCACATCAAAGTCACCGTCGTCAGATACATCTACTTCAATTTCATCAGCTTTGAGTTCTTCGCTCTCGGCGATTGCGGTACTATCGGTCATGCTCTTGTATACCCCCGTGGGTCTTCAACTACAGCTTCTACGGTATCATCGTTGATGATACGAAACTCTTTGTTGTCTACTTTAAAACGCGTACCTGAGTACGAGCGGAAGATGATAAAATCACCTTTTTCACACCATGGTCCATTGGGGAACCGGTCTTTATCTGTATAGGCTTCTGTACCTACACTGATAACATACCCAATAATAGAAGCCGTTTCTTCCATATGTTTTATTGAGTCCGGCATATAAACGCCGCCCTCTGTCTTACCATGTAGTTCTGGGATTGCGATGAGGAGTTTGTATCCTTTAGGCTCTGGCAGTTTTGCCAGTACATTCTCGTCATCTACCTTCAAGTTGGTAGCGGTCATATTAGTCTCCTGCAGTGATTAAAGGCTCACAGCGCCCTTTGCGTGAGATATCCCACGTTATTAGAATGCCTACACGTATGATGTTTAGTCATCAACGTATCTTTTTTCGACCTCTTTTAGGTCATTACGTATGGCCCCGAGGGCATCGTACTTCCCGACAAGTCGCCAATAAGTTTCTTGGTCCTTAGCACCGCCTTCGGCTAAGTGCTCTTGTATGCCTATGCGACTCTCTTCAAGTCGGGTAAAAACAACGTGGAAGATACTATTGGCCATCTATATTTAAGTCCCCTGCAACGTCCATAGCCAAGCGAACGGCTGACTCTTTCTGGTTTGTCTCCAGCTCCGCGACCTTAACTCCGATACGCGCTGCTTCTTTCTCTTCCTCAGAGTCGATACGCGCTTGCTGTAGGCGAGCGTTCTCTTGTTTGGACATAGCGTCAATTTCAATCTTCAGCTTGTCCATTTCGATCTTATGCTTCAACTCAGTCTCTTTAATCATCAACTCACGCTGTTGAATCTGAGTAAGGGGGTCAGCCTGCTGCGCAGCGGCTTGCTCTGCAGATGCTTCGGCTTGGCCTTTCTGGAAGAGCTTATCTGCTGCCTGTGCAACTAGACGCGACACCTGAACTTCCACATCTTCTGGTAGCGGCGCTTCTGGGTCTGGGAGTTCTACACCAAGTTGTTTTTGTATCTCTACACGGTACTGCAGGGCAACGTGCTCTGTAATGTGGGACATCATCGCAGCTTGAATTGCGCTTGCGAATGGTGATTGACCCACGATCTGTTGGATTTTGGGGTCTTGCATTGCGAGCATATGCGTTTGTATGTGCGCTTCGTGGTCCTGATACGCGAACGGCTTGACTGGCTCTTGCTTCAAAATCATCATATTTTCTGTCACTGGATCAGCAGGTTTGATATCCTCTGGCAGTTTGATGATATCCTCGGCGTCCTGAATACCTAGAACTTCAAGCATTTGGCGATGTAGTTTGCCCATATCGTACATTTGTGGTGCTTGCTGGGCCAACTGTAACGCGGCTTGGTACTGCATGATTCGCTGTGCCATTGTTGCTGCATTGGGGTCAGAAACCGGTATTACATCCACACGGCCATCGAAGTCGTCGGTGCGGTTAGCTGGCTCATCCATCTCATAAGCGTACTCTGCAGGCATGTAGTCGTGTACGATTTGTGCCAAGATACGTAGCTCTTGCTTCATCGCAGCGTGGAGACGGGCTTGGATGCCCGACATAACCTGCATAGAGCGTTCCATAAGCGCCAGAGTAGTGCCTACAGGGGCTTGACCGTTGATGTCACCCACTTGGATGTCACCTACTGCACCAATACGCCTACCTTCTTCTACAACGTTCCCTAGAAGGCTGTAGAGGACACTAGAGGGTTCTTTATAGGGTAGGGGCACGATTGAGTCTTTTATCGTTCCAGCGGGCACGTCTACGTCTCTGAACTCGCCCGGCATGATAGGGGAGCTGTCTCCAGTAATACGCATTCCACGGGTCTTAAAGCCTGCTGGGAGGTTAGAGAGTGTACCAGCGTCAATTAATTGCCGCATAATAGAAGTAGCAGATTTGGTTAAACCGCCAAGCGTGTGGATAAGACCTGTGCCGTAGAAGCCCATCCCCGGTAGATACGGGTAGTGTACTACGTGCATACGCTTTTCACGCTTCGTGTCTTCCTCATACCAATTACGGCGGATAGCCAGTACTTTACTAGAGGATTTGTCGATTGTTACCACATAAGGCAGTGCAACACCGTCCATATCGGCAAACGGTTCGGGCAAATCTAGGTCTACGTGCATTTCTAGAAGAGTGTGGCGGGGATCGTCGGAGAATGTGGGTTCAGAACCTTCTAGCTCGTTGTACTTCTCTTCAATGTCGGTAGTTTCTTTGGTAGCTTCTGGCAGTTCTATGTCGCTGTAGAACCCGTTTACCTGAAGCTTCAATATTTCTTCCGAGGTTCGCTTCATAACATGCGTAAATCGCGGGGATGTACGGAGGTTTGACGCTCCGTAGGCCACTACAAGGTCTTCTGCGGGTACAAACTGCGCCACAGGACGCTCAGTAATGGGATCGAAGTAAATTTTCTTGAACGCGGAGCCTGCCATCGGGAGTTTGAACAGCATCTGCTCCATCTCGTCACGGTAGTCAGGCATTTTCTCTGTAATGAGGTAATTTAACTCAGTTTCAACGCGCTGGGACTGCTCGAGTTTCTCGGGGGTCATCTTTCCCACGATCTTGCTGCGAACTGGGCCCGAAGCTGGTAAAAGCTCCCCCATAGCCTGCGCTTGAAACTTAATAACTGCTTCGGTCATCATAGGATGGTAGACTCCTGACGCCCCGTTCCACGGCTCAGTACGTTCTTCAACCTTCATACCTAACAAGTCTAAACCCTTGATGTAGGCGTTAGCCCACTCGCTACGAGATGACCGGTCGGAAACAAAATTCTCTATTAAATCGCTAGCAAGGGACTCAAGATCAGCATCGTCCATGTGTTCGGCGAGGTTATCATCGTGTGCAATTTCTTCTTCTAAATCAGTATCTTCGCCAAAGTTAACTTCAACTGATCCATCGTCCATAACGATTTCTATAGCCTCTGGACTATCAACCGAAATATCTAGGTCAATATCCATTTCATCATCGTCCATAAGAAGGATGTCACTAGGTTCCATAGGTTTTTCGACTGCCATGATATGCCTCACTCCGAGCGTTTGAGCGCACTATAGCAGGTATAGTGCCAGAATTAAAATACCCTGTGTAGTGTGGGGACACAACATACAAGGGAGAATGTAAAACGCTACGTCCCCACGGACGCTACCAACGTCCTACACATGGTATACTGTAAACTTCTTCACATGTCATCCTGTCAATAATATGCCGCTTTGCGACGTAAGTACGAGTCATCTTCTGCGTAGTCTGTTGGCAGGCGAATAAACCCACCTTGGCGAAATCTAAGGAGTGCCATAACGGTACTATCAACCAAGTCATCGTTCGACATGAACGGGAACCCAGCCACTTCTTCCACCAGCTCGTCCGCCCATCGGGTGGCGGGCACCCACACAAGTCCCGATGCAATTATATCTGACACTGAGTTGAGGCGGGCCATCTTGTCGCCAGTGCCACGGTGGGGAGTGTATTCTGTGACGGGCAAGCCCATGCGCCGCATCTCTTGGTAAAGAGCTACACCAGAACTTTTCTTCTCCACGATGAACGCATCGGGCTCCCACCTGTTGTACTCGTCCATAGCTAGTTGTTTTAACTCAGGAAATTCCAGCCGCTCTTTTATAGAGTCCAGTAGGATGATATTGTGCGAGTCTGTATCCTTGTTGAGGAACACACCCCATGCTGTAAGTGCGGTGTAATCGGCCCTGTTATGCTTCTCGGCGGCAGCATCGAGGGACATGATTATGTACTCAGCCGCCGGGAGATCGTCATGGGGCCAGATGTTCCACCACTCACGCTTTACTATTGACGCTTCCTCTGAAGTAGGCTGCTGCTGGTACTGCGAGTTCCATTGGAACGCCGGCATCGACGCCTTGGTACGCTCCAGCGCCGCTAGGTCAAAGAACTCGGGCCACAGCGGCTTCTGCACGGGCCTGCCATCTTCATCTTCGGAGTCCAGAATAGCGGGGAACTCGACAATCTCGTACTGGTCGGCCTTCACGTTCTTGACCATATCATTGGTCACCCGCCCAGTAAGGTCGTCCATGTGCCATCTAGTCTGCACGATAGCCACACGGCCTCCGGGCATCAGTCGAGTACGCGCACCGAATGTAAACCACTCATAGGCTTTCTCGAATACAGAAAAGTTCCCGTTAATAACATCCTGCTCTGAGTGTGGGTCGTCAACAAGAAGCAAGTCAGCACCACGACCCGCAAGGGCGGAACCGATACCACACGCAAAGTATTCCCCACCCGCGCTGGTGTTCCACCGTCCCGCAGACTTACTGTCCACCGCGAGCAAGACCCTCGGGAACACAGATTTGTAGACGTCTAGGGCTAGCAGGTTACGTACCTTACGGCCAAAGTCCACAGCTAGGTCTGTGGTGTGTGACACCATCATAACCTTCTTATTTGGGTTTCTCCCCAAGAACCAAGCGGGGAAGAATATAGATACTAGCTGCGATTTGCCGTGCCGTGGGGGTATGTTGACACAGACACGATCCTCGTCCCCTGCCTCAATAGCCATCAACAGGTCAGCCAGTATCCGGTGGTGCCTGCCCACGATAAACTCGGGCATCATAAGTTTGCAGAACTCAATCAGGTCGTCGTAAGCAGCTTTATTGCCCGCCCGTGAGGATAATTCCCCTACTATGGAGTCTATTTCAGCTAGCTCTTCGGGACTAAACGAGTCCAGATTGTCTAGGATATGTACCATATCTTCCGGGGAATACCCAATATCCCTAGCTAGGGGGGCTAGGTCAACCATCCAGCCCTAACTCCTTATCCACGTCGATAATATCCCCATCTATCACTATGGCTTCCTCGACCTCACCAGCGGGATTCACCAATCTGGACAGCTTTTCTCGTAGTTTCTCCTTCAGATCATCCGATGTCTGGTGCGTTATTGTCACCTCGGACTTCTCTGCGAACAGCCCAACGTCTGAAATCTTACCTAACAGCTCCAGTGCGCGTATTCGTATGCGTGGGTCAGGGTTCTCTGTCTCTTCGATGAGCTTGTTTGTCACCAAATGGCGCACTTGCGTTGCACTTTTTACCAC